ATGGTATGCCACAAAATATCTCAACCATTTTAAGGTAAATAAACCTCTCGCTATTAACATCATTTTTATTAGCATCAAGTATTTTTTCGTACTCCTTGTACTGCTTTAATGTGATGTCATTTAAACTGTCTGGTATGTTAATTTCTAATTCCATAATTGTATAACGATATTTTAAAAATATTTTTAAATCTAATGTACAAAAAAAGGGCAACATCTCTGCTACCCTTTCAAACTATAAAAGGCAAACTCTTTATTTTATAATAAATTTTGCTAATTCATTGTATTTCTCTTGTATAAATCTTTTTTCGTGAGCAACCTCGTCAAAGGTTAATTGCACGATACTTGGTAAATCATTCATTAAATTATAAGCATTGAATGTAATAATAATTCCGTCCTCCAACTCGATATTAACTTCTCCATTTTGTCCACCCCAAAGGGACATCGTTCTGTCTATGTATATTTGTTCTTTATTCATTTTCTTTTTTTAATTGTTGAAATTCTTTTGATTGCATCGATCTCGAATGTCCATACCATTCAAATAATATCTGCAACCTATCTTTTTTTATTCGTGTAATATCTAATTCCTGTAATAATGTCTGGAACTCCAAATCGTACTCCTTTGATCTTTTTAAGTGTTGTTCGTATCTCTCTTTTGTTGTCATCTCATATTGTTTATGTAACTAATTATTCTGTCCCTCTCATCTCTCAACCCTGTCAATGCTATTGATCTGGGTGTGTAAGCGACCATTAAATCAATTTGTTTATTAACTTCTTTTAACTCGTCCTTTAAATCATCTAATTGTGTTCTCATATTTTATTGTGGTTTATATAATATTTGCACTTATCGTTTTTAATAGGAGTAAATGTAAAATAACTTTGCCAAAATTCATTTGGTTTTGCCGTAAATCTGTAACAAGTATTTTTTGCTTCACACTCCTCTCCATTACACATTGTAATATCAGCCATTTTTTTTGTGTTTAGTGGTGTGTCGGAAATTCCGACTAACCTTTTTTTTATTTTTATTGTCTTTTAATTTGTTCTAAAAATATAGTAATCCTCTTCTCCAAATGTGTACTCAAATTCTGATCCGTCGTATCCAGAAAAGTGATGTCCGTATCCGTCAGCATCTAAACAATTTTTTGCCGTCTTCTCCCAATCCAACTCAATCCACCAGAACTTGTCTAAATCAATACCTCCCAAGTAACAATCCTCAACTGTCTGTCGTATTTCCTCAACAAAGGTCTCCCAAATAGTTTCTTGGTGAATTACTCTGTACTCGTTTCCATCAATCTCAATGTAAAAATCATTTTCTGAATTAAGTTGATCCTCAAATTCCTTAACCTCTTCTCTGTTAATGTCAAGTTCCAACTCTTCACTAATAAACTCTAAAATTTGTCTTTTGATTGTTTTCATTATTTTGTCTTTTAAATTATTAACTGCGTTAAATATAATACGTTAAATAGTTTTATCCAAATTTTTTAATAATTATTTTTAATTTATTTTAGTAACATTCATTACTCTGCCAAAACTATCTGTGTAAATATCTTTTACTCGATCCATTAAGGTGTCGTATAAGAAATCTGCTTTTATATCGTACCAAGCATTCTTGTCCCCCTCCAACTTTATGTAGTCAACGCTATCCTTGTAACCTTTGTAATCTCTGTAATGAACGACTGCCTTGTGGTCTGCTATTAATGATCCGATTGTCTTTGTAGTTTCGATCGTGATCTCTTTTTTTGGAAACTGATTTGTAAACTTCATTGTCTTATTTTTAATTATCTTACGTTAAATATAATACGTTCCCTTTACTTATCCAAATTTTTTAACAACTTTTTTTGTATTTTTTTTCTAACATCTAATTGTTGTTTGCTATTCGGAAACATTTTAAATGCTTTATTATATAGTTTAAGTAACTCCAGATCCATTGTTATACAAATTTTAAACATTGTTTTAAATCCTCCAAATCCCAAAATGTAATTGTTTTTAATGTTAGATTATTAACAATCACTTTATTGTTGCTTAAACCTATTATTTCCGCCTTGTGATTTGCTTCGTCTGTTCTGATAATTTCAATTTCTATTCTCATTGTCTTTTAATTTAAAGGGGGTTTTTACACCCCCATTGTTTTATAACTTATCTAATTGTAAAACGCTTTTTGCTGATTGTTCTGGTGTCTCTCCAAATGTTTTGTGAAACATTAAATAAGCAAACTGCATCTGTTCTTTTGTTAATTTAATTTCTGCTTTTACGATTGTCACTACAAAATCTAAATAATTCATAATATTGTTTTTTAAGTTTCTAATTAATTACTCAACAAAGATATTAAAAAAATTTAATAAAACAAGCATAAAGCAAAAAAAATAAAAAAAATTTTTACTAACGTATTGCGTAAGTACCATATTTAGGTCTGCCTAACTTATTGACAACAGAATATCGCAGGGCATCAAGCGAGTGATTAAAGGCATCGATTGGTTTATTTGTCAATTGTCCATTCTTATCCTCAATGTATTTATAGTTCCTCAACTCCTTAATCATATTAATACTATCCTCTGTAATGTGGAGTTTATATCTTCGTATCATATCAATAGACAAATTAATAGCACCCTTGTATGTTTTCTTTGCATTGAAGCCCATTCTAAATAGCTCCTCAATACTCTTCGGCTCTGCGCTATCGCACCAGATCTCGTCCCTCCGATCCAACCCCAACCTCTGCAACTCTCTCCCAATATCTTGGTTTGTCATTCCTGTTCGGTAGATCAACTCTCTTGCATACATATTGTCGCCCTCAACGTATGTTTCTACTAATGCCGTACTATCGTTGCTAAAACCAAAATCAAGACCTCTGCCGATTAGTTTTGCGTTGGGTGGTATATTGGGTACAGTATTGAAATTAAACACAAGAGCACGACTCTTACCACGCTCTCCCAAGCCATAAACCCTCCAATAGTTATCGTCAATATTTTTTAATCTCTCAATCTCTTCAATTAAAGTGGACTCCAGAAACGGATTGTCCCTGTATGTAGTTTGGTAAAACTCTACGTCTTCCCTTGTTAATACCTTGTCATATATCCAATGGTACTCTTCACTTGGATTGTAGTCGATAATTATTTTTTCTGTCGTTCTGAATATCAACTGTTGCCAATCCTCAAAATTCAACTCATTCGCCTCGTTTATAAATAGTAGGTTTCTCTTTCGTCCTCGTATCTTGGTAGGTTGATCTAAACTAATAAACTCAACACGATTGTTGTTTAAGTAATACTCGTGTGTACTCTTAATATGTAACTCCTCAAAATATAGATTGTTCTGTTTGAGTATATCGTAGAAATCTCGCATCACAGTCCCACGAACTGCAGGAAATGTTTTTCGTACTATCGTAATAGTTTTCCCCTCATTCTTTACGCAATAATCAAATATAAGCCACAACAAAATATTGTAAGTTTTGCCAGACCTTGTGCCTCCCTGCTCAACTACAATCTTTTTTGTACTATCTTGTAAATGTTCGTAAACTACATTACTCCGTATCCTCGTCTTCAATCTTTTTAATTATTTCAACATCAAAAAGTTTAGTCCCCTCAAATCCTGTTATCTCTTGCCTCTCAACATAACCTCTCTTTTTTCCTTTGGTCTTTAAATAGAAAATAGTAGCCGATGTGCTACCCTCTCTAATTTGTTTATGTAATTGACTCTCTGCAAAATCTAATGTTATATTGCTGATGTCCTCAACTTCTCGCTTGAAATCTGGATCATCTTTTAACCATTGGTAAAATTGTGTTCGTCCAACTCCGACTGTTCGACAAGCCGTTGTCACTACTCCTAAACTTTTTTCCAACGCTTCGATTATTGCTTTTTTATGTTGTTCGGTTTTGTTCATTTATTAAATTTTAATTCCTACTAAATTGGTAGGGTTTATATATTAAACTCCATTAATAGGGACTTTTAAAATTGGATTGATATCGTATAGTTTTCCTTTTCCAGATTTGTTACTATTATCTTTTTTTACAATCTTTGATCCCCATTTTTTTTGCAACAATTCAAACTGTTCATTCTCGACTCCTAAATTTCTAAAATCCGAGCAACCTCCAACACCCTCCTGTTGCTTTACATTATAATTTAGATAATTAACTCTTAATGCTTTTCTCCATTTATTACACACCTGTAATGTCATATCGTAATCCTCTTTTAAATATAACCTTTCATCGTATCTCAAATCAAAGTCTGGTAGTATAAAACCTTGAAATGGTCCACCAATGTAATTGTTAAAACTGAACGGAGTATATTCTCTGTATGCTCCCTTGTCTGGTATACAATTCATTCCCCAAAATGGTACTCCCAATTCCTCTGCTAATAAAAAAGAATTTTCTATTTGTTCGATCGCCTCTTGCTCCGACAACTTTTTGTGTTTGTTCCCATTGTATCTGCCAATCCAACTCAAATCGTCATCGGTAATTATTAGCCATTTAGTAGGGCAATTTTCAATGATCCAATTTGTAACCCTGCAGAGGTTTCCCTGTGCACTATCTGGACACTCCCAAACATTGACTCCTGTTTCCCTATATCCGTCAGCTTGACTTGATGCGACAACGTATTGCGTGTCTTTAAAATATTCGTGAGTATAAACTTTACCTGCTCGTTTCCAACTCCTTACTGCTATTGTTAATCCGTTCTTTTTTTTCATTTTATAAATCTATTCTGCAACCTTTACAAAAGCCACTTTTTTCTCCGTCCTCTTTGTGATGATCTCTCCAAATGTCGTATCTGCTATTGTAATAGGTGTCCCATAAATAACCATTATCAATATGTCCCATAACTCCGCTTGTATGTTCTGGTACATCGCTTCTCATATTACAACAAACCACAATGTCCCCTGTATAATCAATATACATTTTTTTAGTTGGTTGTATGCATCTCTTTGTTCTCACATAATCGTCTGCAATTTCTTTTAACGTACCTCCCCTGTCTGATCCGTCTACTGCAAAATTTCTTGCTCTAATGTGAGTGAGCATTCCCTCGACTTTTAAATCAACCTCATATTTGTAATCGTCAATATCTGTAACGACTTCAAAATCAAAACCTAATTTTTCAATTTTTTTACCTATCTGTTTTTTAGCTAATTTGTGACTATATTTTTTCAACTGATAATCTTGCGCCCAAAGTTGATCCAACCCTGCATCTTTTAACTCCAGAACATAATCTCTCGTTAAATAGTCTCCATTTGAATTTGTCCGTAATGTAACATTTGGTAGATATTTTCTGGCTAATCTTATTCTGTCGAGTATAATATCCTTTTTTGCTAATGGCTCGTTATATCTACTATAACTCAACTCTCCGTCAAATTCTATCTCTGCAAGTTGTTTTAATATATTAATGTACTTATCTCGATCCATTAATTTAACATCACTCCTCCGATCAATGAAACTGTTTGGGCAAAACCAACAAGTTCTGTTGCAATAATTAAAAACTTCAATTTCTATAAATTGTAGATCCTCTTTAAATCTTTGTTTGTTATCCATTATTTAGGTTTTGGATTTTCTTTAAATATTCTCCTCCATTAATGACTCGCCCAACTCCCTTGCTCCATTCCTTGCCATTACTTCTTTTTGCAGATACAGTTTTCAACTCAAAATGAGTTTGTGCCGCTAACCAATCCAGATCGTTGTCAAAAGCGACTACAACATAATTTGTACTTTCATTTAGAAACTCGCTAAACTCAACCTCTGGCAAAACAGGTTTCTCCAACTCTTCTCCCATAAAGGGTACATCTACACCCCAATCGCTTAACTTATCGGTGTCCCACTCATTTGCTAACTGATCCCAATCCCACTCTCCAAAACCAACGTTGTCCTTAATAATGAACTCCTGTTGTTGTTCGTCTGTTAGATCCTCTGCCTTAATAATGTAAACCTCCTCCAGACCTGCCTCCAGACTTGCCTTGTAACGCATATTACCTCCCAAAATAACATTTTCGTTGTTTACTACTATTGGTCGTATTTTTAGCATCTCTGGAAATTCTCGTATGCTCTTAACTAATTTGCCAAACTTGAAATCCTTAATAATTCGTGGGTTTGCTTTGTTTGGTTTAACGCTTGTTATTTTTACTTTTTTGATTTGCATAACTCTATAACGATTTTTTAAATTTATTTTATAACTTCAATCTCTTCTGCCCTAACTTCTTCGTATGCCGTCTGCACTATGTCGTAAACCGCATCAACATCACTATTGTTTAGTTTAGGTAAAGCACTCTGAATAAAAGCAACTCTATTGTTTTGACCTCCTACACTATCCAAATATTTTAAAAACCTACTTTCCAGATTTTTGTTAAATCTTATATAAACAGGGTAATTTTTTATTGCGTGCAATACTGTTGCGTGGTTAGGCCTGTATCCTGTTGATCTCTCAACTTCCTTGACTATGTCTGTCAATCTCATTCTACAATAGTTGTATAGGTAATAATAGAAAACTGCTCTCGCCTCAACATATTCTCTCTTCCTTGTGTGTTTAAATAGATTTAGGTTAAATTCAAAACTAAAATCATTTATTATCTTTTTTAAATTCATTTTTTATAATGTTCCGTTAATAATATAATTGTCCAACTCTGGCTCTCCAGAAGTAAAAAAATCTTTGTAAATCTGGACTCCGTATTGTACTTTCCTTTCTCCCTCCAAATAAAACTCTTCGCTCACATCAAAAACTCCAATGTCTAAACTCCCTTTGTCAATAACCAGAAATTTAAAATCCGAGTAATGAACATTGAATAAGTTGCAATAAAGGTACACCTGTATTTCGTAACCATATTTTTTTGCTGAATATGGAAATGCCTTGATGTCGCTTGTCGTCTTAATGTCTGTGATCCCTTTGTTGGTTAGTATATCTGCTTTCCCTCTGAACGGTACACCCATAACCTCGCCCAATATCGGCACCTCAAAACTCGCACCGCTTAACATTCGCAAAGCAACTTCATTCTTTAATAAAGCATCAGCGACTCTCTCCGCATTCTCTTTTTCTGTTCTCGTATATACAACTCCAAACTCTGCTTTTGCCTCCTTGTATGCCTTTGCATTCTTACTTGCCACATCTACAAAATGAAACTTCTCCCACTTCTCTGGCTCTAATATTAAGGTATGTAATAGTGTTCCGTCTCTCAATCCTTGACTCTCTGGTTGTCCATACTTGGTAATGTAATGGTATTTCTTTGGACTATCAACCAATAGCTTTATGCTACTGCTACTCAACGCAAGTCTGTTTAACTCTCCGTAATAGAACTCATCGTCTGTCATTTTATCAATGACTTTCGCCTTGTCATATTTCTTTTGATCTAATAATTGAATTTTCATTTTTTAAAATATCTTTTTTTAACAACAGACCACCAAAGCCCTATTTGATTAAAATTAATAAATTCCTCTTTTGTTAATACGTGAACGTGACCTGTCTTATCTATGTACGTCCAAAGTCCTGTTTCTAATTTTTTAAATACTTTCATTTTTTTATCTTTTAAATTATCGCATATCGCCCTCAAAACAACTCCCACTGCAATACTGCTTGTCATCGTACATTGGCTTTCCACAAAAACTGCATTCGTACTCTGGCTCATAAGCAGGGTTTCCGTAATCTACTATCTCCATTTTTATAAGTTTTCCATTATTTGATAAAGTGAATCGTCATATCTGTTGCCGTTACCCAACGCTTGATCCAATCCATAACAACCATACGCTTTGTAGTGATCGTAATACTCTGTTCCTCTCAACGTCTGATCGATTAACTCTTTTGCCTCCTCGATCATTTCGATTGCCTCTTGTAAATTTTCAAATCTATTCATTTTTTTGTCTTTTAAATTATTAATTAACTACGTTAAAGATATTAAATTTTTTTAATATAACAAGCACTTTGTTAAATTTTTTTCCAATTTTTTAATTCTCTCTCCAACTCTTCAATTCTCCCCTCTGCTTTTCTGGATCTTAATACGGCTCTGTTTTTATCCTCTCTGTATTGACTTATTGCCTTGTCATACATTTTGCGATCCATTTGCAGGTTGTTTACATAAAAGAAAATTCGTGAAATAGCACCAGACATTTCTTTTAAGGTTGGGGTTTCTTTTTTCTTTAACTGATCCAAAATAAGAGTACTCAACATCTCAATGTCAGTTAAGTACTCCATATCTTTTAATAGGTCTATTTTAGCATTCATCTCCAAAAGCCTCTTGCAACTTTAACTCTTCTTTTGCCTCCTCCAATTTCTTGGTAAATAACTCAATCAAGCACTTTGCTTTTTCAACCTTTGATGTATGGTAATCTAACTCCCATTTAGCATCTTTTAACTCCTTTTCGTAAATCTCTATAAATTGTGTCTTCATATCTATTAAATTAATTGTTATAAACTATTCTACTATTTTGTAATACTTCTAATTTCTTTTTAAAATCTCCTTTGATTTTTCCGCATAGTGGGTACAACTCTGTAACAACCTTTGTCCCTGCTTTTAACTTCTTATTCTTGTAACTCCAATCCTCTGTTAGCACCATTTCTTTGCGACCACAGTAACCCATAATCTCCCTGTCTGGAGTTTCTAATTTAATACTTCCGTAATATTTATTTTGGTACATAATATCCATATGGTAGCCAAACGTTTCAAATATATTATCCATTATTAATAAATTCTTGTTATACATTCAGCGATACTATTAACATTTTTATATGTTTTAGATGCATATTCAAAATGTAAATCAATCATTTCCTTAACAACTCCAGAATTGTTACCCCATTTTAATAATTTACTCTCTACTTTGTTTTTTAAATTTTCCATTTTTTTATCTTTTAAGCATTAATTCTTTGACAAATATACAACGTATAATTGAGTTATCAAAATTTTTTAATAAAAAAAGGTAAAAAAAATGTTATTTTCTTTTGTCAAAGTAATCTTTCCAGATATTGACTCGATCCTCTCCTGCCTTGTCAATAATACTTGCAAGGTCTTCTTTTAATAAAAAAACCTCTTTTTGAACTTTATTGTTTCCCCA